ATGTTTCACCACTACTTACATTTTGATCGGCTCCAAAAGCATTAGATAATAAAGTAAATGTTCCAATATCCGCACTTGTTAATCCTGAATCAGGTGTTGATGGTGTCGTATCAATTTGATAAGTAAAAGTAACATCATCAAGAACAATAATGCTAACAGAACCATCATACTCACTATTAGAGAATCCAGACATCGTTACAGTTATGCCCGTGGCATAATTATGAGGAACATCAGTCGTCACAACTACAGTTGAACCGATGCGATTAACAGTGGCTGACAAACTAACGGATGCTATTGTTCCTTCGGTAGTACTTGTATATAAATTACCATTAGTGTTTGTTAATACTGTTCCTATAGGTATTACTGTACCTGATGTGCCTACAACAGTAACAACCCCTGTAGATTGAGTAGCTTGTTTTTGAGATAAACCAAAAATTGAACCCCAATCATACAAAAATTGATCAACAGTAGTTGTTAAAAATAAAGCGTTAAATAATGATTGAATTTGATTATTGTTTTCATAATATCGTCCGGCATTTGATGTTATAATCCCTAGTAATACCGAATTTGGTAAAAAAGGATTGCTATTTGGCATTTGGTTTTGAGTATCAACCAACATTCGATTGACAATATCTTGAAGTGAGGGAAAATCAAACGTTGCCATTTATAGTATCTCCAATATAGTGTTTTGCCATATATTATATGCTTTTTGACTTATTATCTCACTATTTTTTATTATCTTTACTCGTATAATTAAACTGTTAAAGTTTGATATAGCATTTACATTCACTTGATCGGCATAATTTTGAGATAGTAACCAATCATAGGCTTGTTGAACATAAGATATGGCATCATTTACAGTATCATCACTCATAATTGCTTGGTCAATTAACCAAATTTTAGATCCATATTCCGGTTGATCATCTTGTGTAAATAAATTGCCCCACCAACCTCGACGATAAAATGGATTAGAAACCTCAGTTTCTTCAGCCCTAGCATCTGTAAAAAACGATACAATTAATGAACTATTAAGACCATCTGTAACAGCTAATGATCCATCATCATTTAATGACAAGTCATAATATTCACTATTATCAACCAACTTTAAATCTGTCATCATATTATTCATAATTAATCCATCATATTATTAGGTATTCCAGTATCGCCACCTTGAGGGTCAGAATGATAATGTTCATTATATGTATCTCTCATCGCCTGTAAACCTCCTACACTATCTGATATTGTTCCATTTACTTGAAGATTACCGTTTATTATAACAGCACTTGTAGTATTTATTATGATAGAACCATCATGAGAAAATAATATTGATGTGTTTAATTTAGGATTCCCAATTTTAACTTCACCCGAATTTAAACCTGCCCATTTTGAAACAGGGTCATAAGGGAATACTACTTTATTCTCAGGGTGACCAGATATAGCTAATTCAACACCTAATCCTTGATGAGGAGATGCACCATATCCATAAGGGTAATACACTTCAGATAAATTAGTTTGACCAAAGCTTGATGTTGATATTGTATAAGTTAATCCATTATCCGTTTGAGCATCTAATAGTTGAGATTTTACAATAATATTTCTTATTTTATTTATAATGCTTCGTATCATAAAGTGGGTGAACCTTCAAAATAATAATTACGTCCTACTTCAGCGGCTTCTTCCCTATAATTTTTAATTACTTGTAAACTATAAGATAATGAGTCAACTAATCGCAAATTAGTTGTTTTTCCATCTTCTACTGATTCTTTAAATTCTACCGCATCTATTAACATTATTTTACCATTTAATCCCGCATAATCATCCCATATTTCAACCAATATATTTGGAGTCCACACATTAACCCCATCATATGTGTGACCCTCCATAACACAAAAATACATTTCTCCAGCAGCTCGCCTATAATTCATCTCCCATATCGCTCTTTGTTGTGCTGTTTGAGAATCCATGGGAACATCATCCACAAATACATATCGTCTTGTAGATCTTATAATATCATTAGTTACTGTAGCCGTTTGTTTTACGGCATCAGCATATAAAGGACTTGCTCCTTCAGAATTTGTTGTTTGAAGTGTAGATACCGCTAATTGAGAATAATCTGTGTAACTATTATATTGCATTGTTGTGGATAATGTATAATGGCTTGATACAATATTATTGTTAATTCCATCTATCTGATTTAGTAACTTTGTTGGCAGTAAAACAGGATTATCTTGACCATTTACAGCACGTGTTATCACTAAGTTTCCAAGACCATCTGTAGTCAATAATGTTTGGGTAAATTTTGAATATTTTTGAATAAAATCAAATGCCATTTGACCAATAAAGGGTATTCGATAAGTAGTAGCAGTTAATAATGGAGGATTAACTAGATCAATAACATCAATAGAGGTTAAACCAAGTGAATCTAATGCCGCTCTGCAAACAGATGCTAATGTTACAGAACTCTTAAATTGTGGAATAAAATTAGCATCTATACTCGAATCAATAAAATCACATGTTCTATCTCTACCACTCGCTGTAACAACAGTACCATTAGCACTTTGAGAAACATCTATTTGTTCGATAAAACCTGTTAAAACGGGTGTTCCTTCAACAATTATTTGGAATTCTTGTTGAACTTTAAGGGGATAACCTAAACTAGGATCCAATACTACAGGCGATGATTCAAATGAAAATTGGCCACATAAATCTAAAAAATGACGACCTACACTAGCTTTTGTAAAACCCATAAAAGCTTGCCCATTAACATTAATTTCCATCACTTAATACCTTAAAATCACCTTTTAAATTTGTAGCATCATATAAATTATTTAAATTATAAATATCATCATAGTTTGATACATCACCATAATATTTAAACACTAATGATAATAACGATTCATTTTTTATGCTGATATCAATAATCTGTTTAGTCGATACCGTTTTAGAATTTAAAGATTGATGTGCATTAAACCGCATTTTTTCTAATGTTGATAATGTTGAATTGCTTAATATCTGTTTATTATTACCATAAACATCAGTATAAATATTATTGTTTACAATATTTAAAAATTGGTCATTCAATATTTCATGCTGTGTATTGATATCGGCCGTTGTATCAAAATTCGTTAAAGATATAAAATAATAATAATAGGTTAATGCTTGTGAATTTATTAGTTGTGTAATAACTAATCTGTTTAATTCTCTTTCATCTGTCCAAACAGTGAATGATGATAATATAGGTGTTACCAAATAATTAAAAAATGAACCAAAAATAATTAATTCTTGAGTATTATCAGAATTTAATTGTCCTGCTAGTGAAAATAATGATTGAACAGAGGATGTTACTATTGATGGTGAATTTGTATAACGAAACCTATTGGAATTTAAATTTAAATATTCATCAACGTAATTGTTATATGCTGTTATGTTATTGGTCACTAAATTCCCAGCATTAATAAACTGATCTACCACACCTTCTATAAGATTAGCAGAATATTGAAAATTTCCCTGAAAATTAGCACTAGCTGCCCATATATTTGAAAAATCTTGATTTAATGAATAAATAAAAGCGTTTAACTGTTGTGCTAAATTTGCAGAATAGGATGCAGCTTGAGTTGGGTATAATTGTTTACCTGTTTCAACAAACGTAACTTTAAAAACAGCTGTACCCGTATGGGATATTGCTTCATCTAATATATAAGGTGTTGCAAAAACTTGTTTTACGCCATCTGTAGGATGAACTAAGGTTCCAGCTCCTTCTTGTTCTAACGCATTAAGTAATCGCTGCTTTGAATTTTTATATGAAAATGTATTATCTGCTATAATAACATTCATATTATACGTTTTTTGAAGTTTACCTAAATCCTGAGTATATCGTTGATCTGCATTAGGAAATTCAAAAATTTTATATTTTCTTCCACCAGTTTGCTCATTTGTTGTAAATAAAAATGGGACACCTCTAAAGGAAGCTTTCTGAAATGATGATATAACTATATCAGCCATATGAAAAATTCCTACTTGAGTGTTCAACATTTAATTTTGAATTAGATGGGGAATCACTAATAACATGAGAACTTATATTCCCTTTATTGTGCACATGAACATTAACTACATTATCCGTTTGAGGTTTAAGTCCACCTAATCGCATAAGCATTGTTCCAACCATATCATGAGATTTATCATAATATTCTTGCGCATTATCTGCTTTATTCCAATCTCGTTTAAAACTGTCAATAGGGTGTCTAATATCAATCGGCATACTAACAACTTGTCTCAACTTGTCAAACTTTTCAATAACACTATCAATAGGACGTTTAACTGCATTCTCAATTGAAGTCATTATTTTTGGCATATTTTTTAACATAGTTATTAATGCGTATATTCCAGAAGATACCGCTAATATCATGGTCAATGTTGACCCTAACATTCCAGTTATTAAAGATATAGCACCTACTATAGCTCCAACCCCCATTAAACTGCTTAGAAGTGTCGTTATAAAAAATCCAAATTCTATTATAGTGGTAGAAAAACCTTTATGGGTTGATATAAATCTTTCTATTTTGGGTAAAATTTTATCTAAAAGATTATTTAATCTTTCAAATGCAGTGGTTCCCGACATCATTATAACGCCAAACAATTTTGAAAGTGAAGATTTGGTTATGCTCGCTTGAACTGTTACTGTTTTTAACCTCAATGATAACGCTTTATCATAAATACCTTTATGACTACTTACAAATTTATTAAATTGTTGTACACGCTGAACACCAGTAGGCGCTGTAAAAGCTGTTTGTATACCTTCAACATGACCACTTAATATTCCAGATAAAATACCGGATACAGCTTGAGGAACATTTTCAGTTACCCCTTGGGAAGCTAGAACTTTTAATATATTTGATGTTAATGTTGGTGTTTCTTTTATATTACCTAATGCTCTTGCAATTATAGATTGGGAAGCGATGATATCTGATGTAGAAAATCCTGATATTTTTCTTAAATTTATAGCTTGATCAGATAATATAGTATGGTATTTTGAAGCGCCTTTTATATTGCCAAATAATGATCCCATAGAAATGCTTGCAGAATCCATAGCTTTGGCATATTGCATCCCTAATTTAGCAACAATCATCATAGGGAAGACGATATTCATACTCTTAAAATAAGCATTCATACCTAAAGTATCCGCCCATCTATCATAATCCCTATTAAATATTTTAAAAGGTTTTGATAATTTATATATAGACCGCCTAAGAGATGAAAACATTGAAGACGATCTATTTATTTTTTTTGATAATTTATCTGACGTCTTAATGGTTACCATATTAAGCCTAGTAAATTCTTTTAAAACTTCAAGATTTTTATTAACTTCATTTGTATTTTTAGAAAAATGATCTTTTAATGGTGTACCACCTTTTTTTATTTTATTATTTATATTCTCTATGGAGCGTGCAATATTATCCGCAACTTTTGTGAATTTATCTATTGCAACAAAAATATAACTAATTTCATTTGACATCATCTTACCTTTTGAATCTGTATTTTTTCATTATCAATATATTCTTTCGCATAATCATATAATCTTAATATTTCACTAACAGGACAAGATTGAATTTCAGAAAAAGTTATACCCCCTGAATAGAATTTAAGAATAAAAGGGTAAAGTTCATCAAATTGTTTACATAAAAAAACTATCTGATAAAAAAATTTTTTAAATATTCACCCATCAAGCGATCACTATCATATAGTGTTATTTCATCATAATGTGCAATTTCTATTTTCTTATTATCTATAAATTTACATATCCCATCAGATAATATTAATGCTTTAAAAATGTCACAGAATTCAGGATAAAAATCATAATTTTGTGACGGAATAACTTGAAGCATTTTTATAATATCTTCTGGTGACATTTCATTGTTAAATTTTTCATTATTCTTTGATTCAACTGTTTCTTTCATCGTTTGTTGAACCGAAAACATACCACTCATTATCATATTTTCAAGTTTAGCTGCCAATGGTCTATGAAGATTCCTAGGAGCATATAAAATTAACTCACTTTTATCTAAATTTATAGTCGTTGTTAATTTGAATGAAAAATGATCAATCTGTTTAATATTAGACAACTTGTGCACCTCTTATTTCTATACTTATCGTTTTATCCGCACCTAACTCATAGTTAGGGTCATTAGAAATTACAGCTGGAGCCATTGTACGTTGTTCACCGCTATCTGGGTCAATATAGGAACATACCAATGTTGACCCTTGATCTTGAAAAGCTCTCATTTGGTCAATAACACTAGATATAGCATAGATAGAAAATGTTATTTCTCCAACTGCTTCTTCTTGATTTGGTTCAAATACTGGCAATACTGTCGCACCAAATGACATAGCTTTAACAACAGTTGTCCCAAAACCTCTCTTAACGGTTAAACTGTTTGGTACAATCCCTATATAAATACCTTGTATTATTACTGTAGGGCGTGTAATAGAATTAGCCATATGTTATAAACTCCTAACTGTTGACCGTCAAATTGAATGCTATCTGTAATGTACCATTAATCCCTCTAACTTGAGTTACAATTGGAACAATCATAGTGGTAGAAATAATACCTTCCTCATAATTGACAGTAGTCATTATATTCTGTTTAAAAAAGTTTACACCATCTGAACCAGAAACCACTAATGAATAAGGTGATTGAGATAATGTTACATATAATGATACTTGAAACGCATTAAATGCGGCAACATTAACTTGTTTTGATAATGGAACAATATCACCCGCAGTTAATACCGCCTGAGCATATTGTTCTTTATTGTTATTATAAAAATACTCTCTAATTTGTGACCCTGTATCAACAGTATTTAAGTATTTAAATGATGTGTCAGATAAACCTTGTGAATTAGTAAGATATGTTGTGACCATATCGCCAAAAATTATTTCATTTCTCGATATATTATTACCCAAAAAACATATACCATTATTATTTAATTGAGTTTGTTCCGAAGTAGACCACCCTAATTGAGAAGATATTACTGGTAATGGTGAAACAGGAGTATTATGATAAGGAACAGCGGCTAACCATGCTCCACCAAAACTATTACCTGCACCAGCCCCCCCGACTAATAAATTTGAAATATTTGCATTTTCTGTTAGACGTAATGATCTTATTCCTGCAACATATGAGGCGCAAACAGGATCAAATTCAAAAAGTGAACTGCCAAAATATGGGGCAGACGATACAGGTTTATTGCCCAAAATAACCATACTTTGACTATCTAACGCTAAAGCATCTGTTTGTAAATCTACACTAGCGTCAGTTTGTTGAGTTATAGCGACACCATCCAACACATTGTTTGTCGCATTAAATCTAGTATTCAAAAACGCCGCAATAGTCGCTTTATCATATTGTGAGGGATATACAATAGTTTGATATCTTATTGTATCAACTTGATCTAATATAGTGCTAATATCAGGATTTAATGTTCCTGAAGCAAAAGCAGTATTTGTTATCACAATACCTGGGATTGTCCCAACAATATTTACTGATATGCTATTTCCCACTTCACCATTAAAACTAACCGATAAAGTAATAGAACCATCTACATTATCGGTTGATGTTATCAATAATGTATCACTAGCATTTATTGCGACATTTAATTTAGCCGCTATATCTGTAGTTAAATCACCTTCTGATACAGATATTTCAAAATTATAAAAATATTCAGATTGAATAGACACTGTAAATGTAGTTGAAACCGTTGCCGCTGTACCAGTAAAGGTTATTGTAGCTGTAGCACCAACGCTTGACGCATTATCGTTTAACGGAATAGCATCAACTTCACTAAGCGTATTAACTACTCTAAATGCTCTAATCATGCTAGCTAACATGCTTCTTCTACCAAATAAAGTGTCTTCCTGACCATTTGGTTGAATATTTGTTACTAAAACACCATCTGCACTGGTATCATCAACTTGTTGACCTAAAAATAAAACCCTTTGTGGAGCATTTGAAACAGGTTGATTCTCAACTGTCAAATTAAATGTAGTTTTAGGTAACGATATTATGGACATACGGTATTCTCCAATATTTTAACAACTATAAATCATTTACGCTTCAGGGTCAACATCCAAGTCCACATTCCAATCATATTCCCCATTATTTATAGTGCTAATACCCTCTATATTCCTGAAAGGTACATATACATTGGGGATAAAGGTATCATAATAGGTGATATCAAATGCGGCATCAAATGAATATTGCTGAATAATATAAGCCGTATTATAAACTATTGTTTGACTAGAATTATAAGTTAATGCAAAGGATGAACCTGAATTATATATTGACGGAGGTCTAAACCGTATTAATGACTTGAATAAGGCTAATTTTATATCTTCAAGCGAATCTATTCCACTTCTACCACTTAATTGATCTGAAGTCGGAACAAAAATAAAAACGTTTATTGTTTCTAATACTCGTTGACGATAATCTATCCCGCTTCCCCACATATCAACGGAATCGTTTAAAAACTCTCTATTTTTTGATGCAACACTACTCCCTTGAGAAACAAATAGCCAATATTTTCCAGATACCTGTTTAGTATAAGATTCTTCAGCTCTTGTTAAATCTATAGCTCCACTTATTCTAGGTGAAGTGTGAATTAATCCAGAATTAGTTGTTTCAGTATCTGATGAAAGATTAACTGTATATTCAAATTCTGTACTAGATATAATATTACTGACAACTTTTACACCATTATAATCACTAAATGAATAACGTAAGCTGTAACCATCATTAGATGGAGGGGAAACCGGTACATTTACTAACTGTGCTACAAAAACATTTCTATTAGGAACATTTACAATACTAAATGTTCCATTATATTCAGATTCACTAACATCCATTAGTGTAACAGTAGGTGTAAATTGAGATGTTTTTGGTTGATTAGAAGAGAAATCAAAACTATCAGTCAAACCATGATCAACTGATGTTCTTACTGTTATAGTATTTTCTGAAGTATTTAATGTGATACTTGTTATTGGTATTTTTATAACAATATTAGTCACAACAATTGTATTACCTACTGTTAAATTATGATCTGTACTGGTTTCTATCGTTACAGTAGTACCAGTTTGACTTGCACCAATTACTGTAAGTTGATCTGTAAATCTAGTGGTTGCAAAAGGTAAATATACTGCAAGCTGGTTTATTATGGGTTGTAATTTCATTTTAATATTAACGCTCTATCTAAATTCATATAAAATGAGTTGATGATTTTACCATTATTTGATATGACAGCAGGTTCTAAATAGGGTCTTGGTTTAACACCATATCCATACTCTAAATCTTCAGCATAATAGGCTTTTTCATTTCCTGCTGACAATTTCATTTGTGTAGACCCTGATATTCTAACCTTAATACTACGATCTAATTCACCTGTTAAAATAGCTGGCGCTTCTCCTGGCGCAGAAGCCCTATGGTAAATAGGTTTACCATTAACTATCAAATAGTAGGTTCGTCCACTTTTAGGTAGTCTAAAACTATCATGTATGGTTTGTGTTAAAAATTTAGATGATTCATTGAATCCATCTTTAATACCTTCTTTAAATTGTTGTTCTATTTTTTTTATAAAATTAAAAATTTTAGTATTATCTTTCCCCTGTTGTATGATAATATCTATCACGCTTCAGATGCCTCTTTATCTACTTCACCTCTAATTATAGCATTAATCTTAATAAACAATGAATTTTCATCCATATTTTCAACTGAATCTATATCATAACGATATCCATTATAAATTATCCAATTTTGAGCGGTTATTCCAGCTATGTATCGTATATAAAAAATATCTGTTATCTTATCATCTGTCGATACACCATCAAAAAATATTTTTGGTTTAGGGGTTGCTACCATAGCCCACACTGTAGCCAAAACTACTTCTTCTTCAGTATAATCGGGCGATGATGAAGTAAACGCATTGGATGGTGGAGTTAAAACTCTTTGATAAATGACAATACGTTTAGTCATATTACCAATACAAACTTCTGTCTTTATACGTCTTAATTTCTTACATTTAGCCATATTACCCCCTAAAAGGTGAACCAAATGCACTCATATGTCTATATTTTATATAAATATCTCGGGTTAAAGGTGGCAAACTCTCTATATCTATACATGAACAATCACCACAATCTCCTCTATTTTCATACATATCAGCAATATGATTAAGTAAACCTAATTTTATATCCGATGGTACACTAGAATCAGTATCACCATATCCAGCAATGAAATTAACACGTATTGATTGAAATAGATCATCTTTATCTGTTGGTATAACATCAAAAGTTGGGAAATATAATCTCGAATAATTTTCTTCATAGGTTACAGCATACATTGTAGAATCAATTGTTACCCATGAGCCATTTACTAAATAATCGAAAGATAATAAAGTATTTAATTTTGATCTAGCCAATTCAAATGATTGCCTAAATTGATCAAAAAATGTTCTAAATGTTGTATTTATTGTTATTTTATTCGTATAATTTTGAAAAAAATTAGTAGCAGCCGTTATTAAAAATTCTAAATAGGCATCATTTTCAACATCTACTAATTCTATTTTTAAATGTGTTTTTACAAGAGCTAATGATATTGGA